TGGGCCGGATTACCCTCCGGTTCGGGGGGGGATTTGAACCCCTCTTAGTAGCTGTGTCAAAGCTACCGCGACCACCAGTCGCTCCTCATCATTGTAAAATATTGATCTTTTTTCAATTACATCAATAGAAACTAAAGGATGGATGTGCAGTTTACCGTACTGCACGACGTCTTCGATTTACATCTGTTCGAAAAACAGAACCATCTATCGTGATGGCCACGTTTGTACTCAACCCGTACTAATAGGCTTGTTCGATTTATAATCCGCAATCCCAGCGGCTCCGTCTATCGTGACGGCAACGACTTGTCTCTGCCCGACAAGTTAGACTATTTTCAACGCACACATGCAATATAGCAATATAAGCGAAAAATAAACCACACAACAAAACCACAATACATATATAAATACATAAAAGAAAAACAGACTCAGTCACTTCCAACTGAACCAAACTTCACACCCGAGACATCATAGTGATTTTTCCTGTTCTCATCAATTTCAGATTGCTTGGCCTTCTGCTTTTGCACATTCGCCCTAATCAAATCATCATTTCTCTTCTGCATCTCCTGTGCACTCTTACGTCTCTGTGCCTCATTAACACTTCTCAAGGTTTCAAGCTTTTTCTGCTTCTCCCTCTCCTGTTCCGTCAAATCCAACACGCTCTCCTTTTTGAAAAGAGGTACGTTCTCTTTAAGAATGTTAATGCTGTTGGGAAGCATTTTAGGAACGCTTTGCTCAAGATTATTGGTTGCTAGTGACCGTGGAACAAAACGCCGCACGTCATCCCTAGTCTTCAATTTCAGTGATTTGTCGTAACCAAGTAAAAGTTTCGAACATGTCGATCGCTGTGGTTCAGTGTAAACAGATAAATGTCCTTGTTTTTGCGTCCAATAGGAGTAAACATTCATAACACTCATCTTCTTTGAAGCCATTTCTGCTTCAATTTTAAATGACAGCTTAATCACCCTGCCTTCATCATTGAGCGGTATACCGTAGTGCATGAAAAAACACATCACATGCGGTCCATTTCCAAGTTCCATCATCTGCGTCTGATCCGGAATAACATTTTCAAGCGGTGACAGGCCCGAATCAATTAACGAAATTTCAACTGTGCCAGAATAACCTCGCGGTACGGTTGGAATGACGTTCAGCAGTACGCAGCTATAAGACATATTATAAGGCGTTCCTTCCTCCTTATTTGTCTTAGTCCAAGTGGTCCATCCTTCTCTCATCTTTGTCGCAATATCCTGTTGAACCAGAGCTTTTTCAACGTATTTGTTCTCGATATTAAAACTCCGCTGACGATTGGTCTTAAGACTATCAGCACCAACAGCTCCCTCAGTTTGTAAGTCCAAAATCTTGTTATACACACTTTCGAAAGAGTCACCCTTCACATCCTTTGAACCCATGGCTGTAACGCAACGTTTAACACAATAGAATACACAGAAGAAAAACAACGAGAACAGCGAGTCACCACTCAAAGTTCCTCCCCACTTTACACACTTCAAACTCACCACTATAATTAAACAAACTAGCCAACAGCTTAAAATCAAAAATATACTTCTTCAAAGTGATCAACATCGCGGTAGGGTCCTCATTCGTCCTGTACCTTTCTTGCACAGCCACCGCAAGTTGCTCCAAAATACGATAGTCCCGGTAAGAGCAGTAATTATCTCCCATAGAAACAAAAATCTCAGAGAGTAACTTACCATCTGCAATATCCTTGCGTCCCAACTTCGTCAACAACTTCATCGGATCTGGAGCGAATTTAAACTTGTTTCCGATCTTCAACAAAAACTTACCACAAAACATATTATGCCTGAAGTTAAACAACTTACAATCGAAGTTCCACAGAGATGCCAAGCGTCTACACGGATCCTCAATGCAGAGTTGTTTAGGAAACAAAATCAGAGAGTCATCCCCGCCAAAAATCATATATTTAGCTTTCTCCAATGGCATAGACTCCAACAAAGCCAGAGCGGCCGACCACGTGTTAGAACCATAAGTGTCACAATTACCAGATTTCTGCTGGTACAACAAATAAGCAGTAATGCCGTTTGTTCTGTCAATAACAGTGGTCTGACATTGAGATTTCTCCCAAAGTAAGGACAACATATCATCCAAACCAAACAACTTATACAACTCAATTACAGCTCGTATATGCAATGATGTTTTCGATTTGTCGAATTTTGAAAAATCTATTTCGAATGCGTCATACTCATCTTCCGGATCCAGAAATTCGACAGTCCGATTCAACTCTTCGGCATTCATCCTTGAGTTGTAAACCACATGAGGTTTCAAAGCCATTCCTATACGCTCATTTATCTCCTTCATAACAGGTCCGAACAGCGCATTAACAATCTTATCAGGATAAACAACTGTCTGCAAAGCGCCATATTCACGTTGAGGTGTCAAATCATTCTTTGGTTTTTCATCCCCTTTAATATTATGAGAATATTTGCATAAGTCCAACTCATGCAGCACCCTGTACTCGCTTTTCAATTGCTGCCTAGCTGTATGTGACTGTTTTTCCCACCAACGCATATTTGACTCACGCGTCGAGACCAACGATTCGTCAATCATGTCTTCATTCAAGGAAATTGATCTAGCGCGACTAATAGTCCGATCTATTACCTCGAATTCATTCACAGCTTCTTGTAGCTTCGGTGCAGCCATGTTTCTTTTCTTCAACGCCAAAAGTGCTTCCACCATGCCATTCTGCCTTTTCGGTGGCATTGCAGTGCGCAAAACGGGAATCAGACCCCGTTTATCTTGCCAAACTTTCACATTCTTATGCGGGTGAACCTTACAATTTTCAACCTCTATAGTAATGTCTGTCGTTGCCACTTCATACCCGTCGAAGTGTGAATCCATTGTAGAATTTGCAGGTAGAACCCTATCGTAAAAATCCTGCAAAATAACAGAATTTCCCACGTCGGGAACCCTCACTTCCCTATCGCAAATCAATATGGATTCATACTTCGACCCAAACCGTCATTTCGCCAACTCAGAGCTAAGGTTCTTCATCAACTTGTCTTCCATCACATCCCGCATGTCATTGATATCAGAAAACAGCCTGTCCTCAATCGCAGTATAGTACACCAACGAACGTCTATGCCTCGTAGTCGCCACAATCTCATATGGTTGAGCCTTCCTTCCCCCGGGATAAATCTCATTTTCCGTCGTCTTCAGCCTCACCACGATTACATCGTCAAACGTCTTACCCTGTGTCTCGTGCACGGTATTCACATTTACCGGCCCCCTGTTTCGCAGTGCCTTATAAAGGTCAGCTTTCTCCGACTGAGTGAACGTTAGATATTGAGTATCACGATGGTAGGGAACACAATGCACAGATGTCATAGGCTTCGCATCGCGAGGGCCAACAGTGTTCATAGATCTCAGAGTTGTGTTCTTCGTAAGCACCCTACCTCCACTATAATAAGACTTCTTCGTGAGATAGTGTGCAACATCAATAGGCGATCGATAAGTCAATCTCACATACTCCGTATCATCAATCTGCAATTTTGCGTATTTCAGAGTGATAGATTCAACACGATTTATAAAAGGAATCTGTTGTGAGTCTCCTTGGCACAGCACTCGTTTTGCACCCAAAATATCCGCACAGAAATAAACCATTCCTGCATGCGCCATCAGCGCTTCGTCGAAGTGAACCGTCGCTGCCCTGAATTTATCATAATCATGCATCAGAAAAGAATCCACAGTTCGCACCCTCCTCAACGCCGATTCCGTACATCTTAATCTCTTCGCAAATTTTTCTTTCAAATCTTCAGTCGCTTCCTTGCACATGGACAACACCATATCTTTCATGGGGTTTGCGTTCTCAACAATCCAAGTAGATTTGCCGCAACCTGGAACACCGTCCCGTAAAGTAATAAGGGCGTGTTTTGTCCGTTCCTTCTTCTTAATAACCTTCTGCAAATTGCAGAAAATGAGCAATTCGTTCATCATAAATGTCAATTCACTCAGCAACAGATACGAAAAAGCTTTCGTGTTCACAGGTTTTTGACTTATCTGCCCCCTGCCATCATAGTTCCACATCAGTTTCACTAACTCACACTTGGTAATCTCCCGCTTCGAATTCAATGAAAAACCCACACCGTAACTGTGCCCAAATCTGGATGGTTTCCCATACATCCAAGCACCACCGTTATCAGTCGTGTGGTCCAAAAAAGCTGAATCCTTAGGCAACTCACAAGTATCATTGTGAAACATACCTCTCAGATGATCGTCTATGATGCTCCGCAGTGTCGTACGATCAGAAACGATCTTGCATTGCAAGTACCACAAAGCCTCCTGTTTCGCCTTCGCTTGAAACGTCGCATACTTCGAAAAATCTGGAGCTTTTGGTAGTGCACTTTTCTGTACTTTGCCCGAAATAATCGCAGTATTCAAGTAGTAAGACGAATCGCTCTCTTCCTCTGCCAAAGATGCCCAAGATTTTTCCCTAAGTTCACCCTCAGTCGAACAATCATCGCTAGTCACTGCCGAGGGACCCATGTCGTTACGCACAAACAGATTCTCTCTTGCCACAACGATTGGCGTAGAGTTAGAAGAGCTACCCTGTTGCAAATTCTCAAAATTCTCTTCAATTACAGAAGCGTGATCAGTAATGTCCGCCACGGGAACAGTTGTCTCTTCTTCTTCCAGAAATTCGTCATCAACATCAGCCCAAAGCTTCACTGCATTAGACACCTCAGATTCCGTGTACAGCTTATTCTGCGCGACTACCGCGTTAGCCGCAGCAACGACCTCTGTTCTCTGAGCTTTCAGTTCATCCGTGGTTTTGTTCCCAGCAACCGTCAGAAGATCCACAGCAGCGTCAAACTCTTTCCTCTCAGTGCCAACAAATCCAGAGGTACCATCAGTAGTAACCTCAGCATCATTTTTCTCTCTCTTCTCAATTCTCGATGCAATGCGAATCGACGCGTCCTTGTCATCCACATAAACGGGCGCAAATTCCATGGGAGGGATCAAAGTATCCCACACCATTCTCAGCAACTTTGCACACCACACGTACTTTGATTCAGCATCATCATAAGAAAAGTTAAAATGATCATCTTTCTCGCACCAAGAGTCAATGAAGTTTGTGGCCACCTCTCCTTCCAACAGATCACCAAAATCAGTTTTTCTCCTGTTATCAGTGCGCACCACATCACAAGCTCTTTCGGATGTACCATAATCTCCAGTAGCCAACTCGCCAAGTTTAGTAGACACAATGTGTCTACTAACATCGTACTTTTCCCTCTCGGTTATCTCATGCAGTTTTATCTTCTCGTCCAAATCTTCCATGTCCAATACGAATCCCTGATTCGGTGCATAAGTTTTCCACAATTTCACTCTGTCGGTTATTTCAACGTACAGTGGCACAGGACGAAAATGAATAGCGTCAGAGCCATGACAATATGAAATCCAATTCGCGAAACTCCTCAACGCCTTTTGATAGAAACTCACCTTACCGAACACTTTCAGAAATGCAGCATGTGCCAAAGACTTAAAATCCACGTCTTCCTTCATCTGCAACCTCAGCAACTCCATAACTCGCTTGTGCCTCGCATGCATCAGTTCAGTCCAAACTACCAACGTCGTAGTTATCTGTGCTATCAGCAGTGAATCAACCTTGTTCACATTTTTCTTTGACGAACCGCCAATAATAATGGTATTATTGGTCGACGTCAGATATGTGTTTACGTTTTCCGCAGTGAGTTGATTCCCTTTCAAACGACCGGTATACTCAACCGCCCTCTGCACAAAATCACGGGGTAGCAAAATCTCCGAGAAGCAAAGCGTATCGCTACGCTTGTCTACTTCAAACAAAGGAAATACCACATTTCCGTTGTCTTCCATAGGTATGCACTTGAAAGACTCATCCCGAACCACACCATTCATCCTAGCCTCCGTCGCGTCCGTCATAGTAAAGAACATCACGTCACCTCGCAACTCTGTCAGTTCAAGATAATATATCGAACCCCCTTTAGCAGTCACAAAGGTTTTCGTAAGATACTTCATCAACTGACTCAGTTTGTGCTTGTAACCCGGATTGGTGTCATTATGAAAACCATACTTCACGTAATCACCCTCCACCTCGAAAAAACCGTCCATCGTTGGAAGTCTCCCCTGTTTTTTCCCCAGCAGTAGATCCACTGAAAACAGAAACGTGCCACTCATTATCCTTACACGTTTTTCTTCTAAAGCGTTGGCCAAGTCCATCAGATCAATGTCATAAATACTGTGGATAGCCATCGCATAAGCTCTTTCAGCCGTAAACACGCACTCCTCGAACTTATTACCACAATACCACTTCCCATTGAGATCCTCTGGTTGGCATCTGCCAGCTTTAAGATTAGCATAGGTGCTATTCTCGTCCTCCTGTATCCTCTTGAGTTTCTCTCCGACTTCAACAGGAATCGTTTCCTTTTCGTCTTGGTATTTCTCAATAGAAGCCCATCGAGTCGTCTTCCGACCAGCGTCACGAATGTCCAACGTCGGACAGCAACAGTGAACTTTCCTACCATCGTTCCGCTTCACATGTGTCGCCCAATTGCCACCAATATCGTAAACCCACGCCCTTTTTGGTATTCGACTTAACAACAAGTCCGTCTCGATCTTCCTAGAAGCCGCTGCAAAGCTGTGTGTACCGCGTTCGCAATTGCTAGAAACGATGTGTCGTTCGGGATACAAATCGTTCAGCAACTGCAGCTGCTCCTGTGATAGGTCCCTACGAACGTCAATTTTCTTTTTTATTTTTTGTCTTTCAACCGCGTCAAGATATGTCTCCTTCACATGATCACACACTGTACCATGTAATTGCGAACCGAATTTCGTGGCACTAGTGCTGATTGCAGCCCGCACAACATCTTCCTCACTGATAATACCCAATATTGAACTGCTATCAATCGGCATTGTGTCTTGTAAACAAAGGATTTATCGCCGAAGCGTGCCTTTGTCTAACAAGATCTGTATTTCGTTAACACTTGTGTTGTCTAACGACGTTAAGTGATAGGAAATAC